AGAACTGTATGTAGGCGTTCCTAACGGGATGCGGAACACCGCGTTGTACGTTCTGGACATTAAAACACCTAAGTTTAAAAAGTATCGAATTCCTGCACCAAACAACCCTTACTTTACAAAAAGCGATTGGGATGATGCAATTCAAAAATACGGTGGTGAGTCTGAAGATATTTTCCAGCAACTTGTTCTAGGAAAGCACGGCAGCCCAAGTTTTCAAGTTATTTCTCGCGATCAGATGCGAATGATTCCCGCAGAATTCTATAGTTACAAGTATACTCAGTCAGAAAAAGAAAAAGGAAAGTCTTTTAAAGAGTGCCTTCCAGTTGTAAAATCCCCAGACGCCGAAGCGACTGTACTTGCGATTGACACTGGTTTTTCAGATCCCACAATTATCCAAGTGTTTGTATTGGCCAACAACGTCTGGAGATGCTCTGTTCGTTACCGAGTTCAACGTATCGATTATCCGGAACAGGAAGTAATTATTGACTATTTAGCTCGTTCGTACAATGCACGTAAGATCGCTATCGATGTTGGTGCAGGCGGTGGTGGTGCAGGTATTGTGCAAAGTCTAAAGAGTCGTCCTGAGTTTTCCTCTTTTCAATATGCCCAGCGTTTAGTTCCGGTACAGTTTAATGAAAAAATATCTGTTGGAGTTGTTTCGCAGGATCAAGAGATTACCGAGTCGTTCAAAGCGTGGGCTACTCAAGAGCTTGTACGTCGCATAGAAGCAAAAGAGATTGTGTTTTCTGAGGTAGACGCTGAAGGTGTATCTCAGTTAGAACGAATTGCACGTCAGCGCAGAGCTTCTGGTCACATGCACTACTTTATTCTGTCTTCCAAAGGTCACGGAGAAACAGCAGACGATCACATCTACGCAAGTTTTCTTTGTTTTATTGGAGCTCTTCGAGAAAACATTACTGAAGTTAAATCAGTAAGCTTGGCTCGCCCCTCATCTCAATTTACTACGAGGTAATCATGGAAAAACCTTTATCTAGGGCAGTCGCTGGCTACACTCCCAATCCTATGTACACTTACAACATACACACTGTAGGGTACTACGATCCCACTCAAGCCCCTTTTGATAACACAAAAGAGTACACATATCACGAGCTTGTAAAGTACTGTAGATTTTTCTACAAGCGCGATTCAATCGCTCGTACGGTTTTAAATCGTATGAAAAATTTAGGCGTGACTAAACTCAGAAACCGTAAGGCCTCTGCGGATGAGCAGACCCTTAAATACTATGACGCAGTGTTGAAAAAAATTCAACCGTTTATGAAGCACGTTGCGCTTGAGTATTTACTCACTGGTTTAGTAGTTCCCGGAATTACATACAAAACTATGATGATGAATAAACTCGATCCTTCGATGACAAGCCGCAAACGCGTAGAGTTTCCTGAAAGTTTGTGGATTCGCAATCAATCGAATATTAAACTTCGTCGGCGCCCCGTTGGAATGGATCGAGCGGTCTACTTAGAGATTCCTCAGGATGAGGTTTCTTTTATTGTAAACAAAGGAAAGCGGACAGACGGCACTGATGACACTACAGCGTACAAAGAGCTTTTGCGAGAATCTCCTGCCTATGTCCGAGCTATTCAATCAGGTCAGCGACTTTTCCCTCTTGACGACGTTAAGCCTATTTACGGCGATATGACGTCAGATAATGAATACCCAATACCGTATCTACAAAACGCGCTTTCTCCGATGCAGCACAAAGATTATCTTAAGCTCATGGACCGCACAATTGTGTCACGCTCTGTAGAAATGGTTCGCCAGATTAAAGTAGGTAGTGATAATTTCCCGGCTACTGACGACGATCTCGAAGCTACTAAACGCACCCTTGCAGATGCGGCTGCCTCAGGAGATCGAGTATTTAACTTGTTCACTAATCATACAGTGCAGATAGATTGGATTCTACCACCTCTCGATGCACTGTTAAATGAAACAAAATATTTGGAACCGAACGCCGACATATTTATGGCGCTTGGCTTTCCTCGAATCCTTACGGTAGGCGAATCTTTGCGGAGTAACTCGTCAGACAGTCGCATCGCTTCGCTTGGTCCGTTGGCAACTCTTACAGAAATGCGTGAGCGTATTCTGGAGTGGGTTCAGTGGTTGTACGAGGAGCTTGCGGAAAGAAACAACTTTAGTACGTGGCCTGAGCCTTATTTTAGTCCAATTCAGTTCCAAGACATGACGGCACTAACCCAGTTTGCTATCCAAGCTCAGCAGATTGGCGCAATTTCAAAGGACACTATTGCCCAGCTTTATGGGTCAACTTATCAGGAAGAGCTGGATAAAATAAGTTTTGAGGTGACAAACGATGACTCGAATGAGCGTGGACCCGAAGCACCAGAAGAATCTGTACCTAGCCCCGGGTCAAGGGTACTCCCTTCGGAAGAGCAATGAACCGTATAAATCATTTGTAGTACACACTACAAATGGAAGAGCTGGAACTACTTCGCAGGCAGAACTAAATTTTTTAGTAAACTCGCAAGTAGTTTCGGCACATTATCTCGTAGGTAAAGATGGTACAATCTATCAGATATTAGATCCCAAAAATTTTGTATCGTGGCACGCAGGCGAAGTGCACCGCCCTCAGTACTCTAATTTTTATTCTATTGGTGTAGAAGTGCATTTTACTCCTCGAGAAATAAACTGGAACGGAGCTATGTGGGCAGGACTTACTCGGCTTTCTCGTATGTATGCAAATCTTGAGTTTGTGACTCATCGCGCAATTGCCCGTCCTGTTGGTCGAAAAATCGATCCCTCTGGAGTTACAGATGCCCAGTTTACTAACTGGCGTACGTCTATCAATGACCCTCATCGATTAGCCACACTAAAAGTCAACACAAATCTTCGCAGCGTACCCTTCTTTGGGAATAACATTATTCAAGTCCTTCCTCAGGGAACTACCGTGGTAGTATCTGCACAACCAGTACCGGGATCAGTTTACAATAATAATCAAATGTGGTATTATTGTAATTGGCTAGGTTACGTTCATGCCTCTCTGATTGAATTAGGAGAGCCAGTATGAACGAAGAAAGTTTAATACCTGCAGCACTAAGTTCGGTTGTTACTCTGGTTCTTGCGTGGTTTGGTTTTAGAAAAAGTAACCAAGACGCGACAAGTAAGTTTCAAGAGAATTTGCTAGCTCGCATTGAGTCACTTGAGCACGATAACGAGGCTCTTCGAAAAAAGAACGAAGATCTTCTTAAAGATAATCTCGAGGAACGACAAAAGCAGTTAGAGCTTGAGCAAAAGATACAACAGATGGAGCATGAAAAACTTAGAATGCTGGATCGTATTCAAGACCTAGAACTTAAAGTAAAGAGCTTGCTCGAAAAACTTAATAATATGGAGCAAGGCTAAAGGAGAAAGGTGATGGATTATGCTCTTCCGTTGATTGTGGGTGTGTTGATTCCTTTTGCGGTTTCAACAATGAAGAAGGTTGATTGGCCTCACGAGTACAAGTTTGCTTTGGTATTTTTCATGTCGCTTGTGGCTGCTACGGTAGCCTCAATGGGTGAGTATGTTGTAAACGGAGTATTTGACACTGCGAAGTTTCTTCAGTCAACCACTTTGATTTTTACAACGTCGCAGGTTATTTATCAATCAGTGATTAAATCGTTTGCGATCGAGGACCAGTTAAATCCGCAATCAGCGTTGATTAGCTTGCTGAAGCGGCAGCTGAGTAAGTCGTTGGCTGATCTTGACAAAGACCAAGCACAAGACTTTCTTAATCCCGCGTCTAGCGCAAGATTGACGGTTACTATTCAGGAGGAAAAGTAATGCCTAGTTTTAAATCTAATTCAGATGACGAGCGCGTGTATAAGTGCGTGGCTGTCGAGCCTTTACTCGAAGTTCAAGATCCAGTAGTGTTGCCAAAATCTACACTTACTACGTTATTCAAAAAGTACGCACAATGGACTGACAAACAGACGGTGCATAAGTACGGAGAGATTTACGACGAGCTTCTGAAAAATCGCGACGTGTCAATGGTAGCTGAAATTGGTGTTTCTGCCGGAGGGTCTATTGCTGTGTGGGATGAGTATTTTCCGGCTGCCTCAGTACACGGGGTTGACGTGAGCCTCGATCACGCAAGAATTGTGGAAGACGGCAAACCAATGCTGTTCGGCCGTGAGAAAGTACACCTTTATGAAGTTAACGCGTACGACGCGATGTTTGCATTACCGTTCCCCGAAGTTGACTTGTTTGTTGACGATGGTCCTCACACAGTTGATTCACAGACGTTTGCTATTAAGTACTACTTACCTAAAGTTCGCGCTGGTGGGGTCTTTGTTATTGAAGACATTCAGAGTGTTGCTGATGGTGAGTATCTTATGCAGTTTGTTCCTGATGAGTGGAAATCATCTGCGCGTATTGTAGATATTTCTAATGAGACTGGTCGTTACGATGATCGTCTTTTGATTGTCGAAAAGTAGGTATTTCTATGCACAAACAGAATGAACTGACTGTGCTTGACGTATATTTTGATGGAGGTACTCGTCATGGAAGTTTTGTCATTATAGAGAACGGTATGATGGTTAAGAAAATGACGTACGATATGACGGGTACCCCAGACAGTAACCAAGGCGAGTTTACTGTACTACTACGAGCTCTGCGTAGAATTCACGCTGATTATCAGCCAGAGCACACTGCAATACATTTGTTTGGTGACAACGAACTGCTTCGCCAGTCTGTAGGGAACTATGTAGCAGGTAACTGGCAAGGAAAACAACCAGACAAAGAAGTGCTTCAGTATTTAAGAGATCGCATACGCGAGCGTCTTGAAAAGTTTTTTGCGTGGTCGTACAAACGCGTCAGTCGCAAAAAGATTGAGTTTATATTGGGTCATTAGTTGACAGGCGTCTTCTTTCTATGCTATGCTACACGCAGTAGAAAGGAGGCGCCATGTCTAATGAGCCACATTTGAAGCGCTGGGAAGTAATTAAACGCGACGGTAAAAAGGCAGTAGTAACTACATACACAGAAGCTGCCGAAGTGTACAATGCAGACGGAAGTCCAGCTAAACTAATCTACCCTGTTAAAGAAAAAACTGGTAGAAAGCGTACACCAAAGGATTCAGACCGACCAGTGGACTAGTAGGAGGTACTATGCAGTTTTTTATTGTTTTTTCCTTTATTTGCGAACTTTGCTTTCCAGTGCAGTTGAGTACGGAAGCACTTGCAGTAGCGGCCTGTGAAAGCGGAGACACGGTTTCTTTAGGCTCTCATAAATGGTATGCCGTGAACGACAACTCAGACGGTTCGACTGACGGTGGGGCTTTTCAAATTAACGATTACTGGATTTGGAATCCAGACGATCGTTGGATGCTTAATCCTATAGCAAAAAGTATGGGAATTACATCAGACGAGTTCGTTCGTAATTGGCCTTCTCCTTTGGCTGCTCCTCCGTCAATTCAGTATACGGTGTTTGAGTATGTATGGGATAACGGATATGGTTGGAGAAACTGGAAAGCTTCTCAACATTGTTGGTCTCAGTGGTTATACATTAATGAAGAAGGTAGGGCTGTAGTGAGATGAAAATTCGATACTGTGTTGCAACGTTAAACCAACTTGAGTGGGTACTAGACAATCACTTGCCTAGTGTCAATCAGCAAGCTATTCAAGGGATTCACATTCACTTTAGCGAGTACATTGAGCAACGCTATCGAAATCAAAAAGTGGGCGACGTACACACAGTCGCCCCTTTTTTGTTTTTCTTGGATAGCGCAGATGTTCCGGTTAAAGTCACGCAATCAGAGAGTAACTTAGGAGTAGCTCCTTCGTGGAATTTGTTTGTACGATCCGCAATCGAAGATGGATACGACGCAGTAGTGATCGCAAATGACGATATTATTTTGTACACTGAATCACTTGAGCGCCTTGTTAAAGCTTTGGAAGAGTCTCCTTTTGTGTGTTTTTCTAAAGAAGATAATATGTTTTCTTTGTTTGGGATGCACACAGCTCTTTGGATTAATGTAGGTCAGTTTGACGAAAACTTTTGGCCAGCTTATTACGAAGATAATGATTATCACTATCGAATGAAGCTTGTGAAAATTACACCCTTTGAGCTTTCCGGTCCTTCCTACTATCATCGAGGAAGTGCAACCATTAACACGTTTAATTCGGAAAGAATACAGATGCATCATCACAACTTTAATAAAAATACAAAATATTATGTATCGAAGTGGGGAGGATTGCCTGATGCAGAAACCTATACACATCCCTTCAACGGTGCAAAAGACTATGGTCACGATGTACATCGATCTCTCAACGATCAGCTGGAACGAGACTTTCAGACTTTTGCGCGATCTGGAGAGGAAGTTTAAAACTCAAGCGGTATCTACGACTGTAGGTGACCGATTAATTTGGCAAATTCTTGTAGATGAATTTGAGATTGATTTTTGGAGAAAAATTGCCGAAGGTAACGATTTTGAGTTGTACACACACAAAGTGGATCGACATTGGTAACAAGAAAGCAACTACTGGAATAGGTAGTTGCTTCTTTTTTTATTCTGTGTTATTCTACAGCAGGATTCGATTTTACGTAGGAGGCCTTATGGACGACACTACTAAAGAACTGTTGCGGAAGTTGCGAGAAGTTACTCAGGCTAAGAAGGAGATCGAGAATGAGGAAGCGGACTTACGCGATCAACTCGAGCGTAGACTTAACAGTTTCTACGCTGATCACGATCGTATCGAGGTTTCAGGAATGGCGACGGTCAGCCGCGTACCGGAGAAAGTCAGCACTTCGTTCGCTTCGAAGGATGTCCTTACATTCGCTAGTGCACTTAAAGCTGCAGGAAATGAGATCGGCGATCAGCTTCTTTTACTACAGAAGCCCTCGACTCGTAAAGCTCATCTCCGGATTGACTGGGAGGCCTAAAATGACGAAAGAGCTGGCGGTCGATCAACTATACGCAAAGTTTCACCTTCGCATCTGGAAGATTACAGAAGGCAATGAGTCACAGTGGTACTTTGCGCTGGATTACCCAGAGATTGCATCCGAGGGGTTTCTGATTGACGGTTACGTCACTTCACAGATGAGCCGAGAAGAAGTGATTGATCACGTATTTAACGTGATGCAGCGTAAATTAACTCACTGGAGAGTAGACATTGAAAGAATGCGAGGAGTTTGCCTAAATTATTTGCAATCGTAATTTAGGTGTGATATACTTAGTCCTAAGTTAATAGTTGGATGGGTTCAGCACTTATTACATAATATATTGCCCATATTACCCAAACCCATCCAGATTACTTGTTCCTTCACATTTTAATATTTTGGGTGGCTACAGCAACTACACTTGTAACCATTATGCTATGTAACTACAACAAAACCCACCCAGTTTTAGACTAGGTTCAGCAACCTTAATTTTACATATGGGATGTAATCCAAAACTAGTCTGTATAAGTAGGTTAGGTACAGCATACTAAAATTTGCTCAAACTTAATCTCTGATTCGGCAGGATCGGAACTAACCTGAATTTTAGAAGGAGTAACACATGTTTGCAAAGGCAGTGACCAACCAGTGGACGGTGACCGAGAACGGGATGAAGACTCGCGTGTCGAGCGCTTCAGCTTGTGTTGATTTGTTTTACCGTGGGGGAGCAAGCCGCGATTCGGATATTATTCCGTATTTTTCGGCTGCGTTGGCGACTAACGAGGATCTTGCGATGCGTATTGCATTGTGGATTCGCGATGTTCGCGGTGGTGCTGGAGAGCGTGAAACGTTTCGTAACATTTTGCGCTACCTCGACAAGACCAACGTCGATTTGACAATTGCGCTCATAAACCGAATTCCTGAGCTCGGTCGCTGGGACGACATGCTTGTTGTTGAGTCGCCTCGTGCATGGGATCATGCTGTAGGAATGATTCAGACTGCGTTGGTTATGAAGCCTCGCACAAGCTTTGAAGCTTCGTACAACGGTCTTTGCGGTAAGTGGATGCCTCGTAAGGGTCCAATTGCTGTTAAGTTGACCAAGTCAATGGGTCTTACTCCAAAGCAGTATCGTCAGCTTATTGTGTCTCAGACCAATGTAGTTGAGAACCAGATGTGTAAAAAGGAGTGGAGCCAGATTAACTACGGTCACGTTCCTTCTGTTGCATCCGCTCGCTATCGTGCTGCGTTCCGTCGTAATGACGGGGAGCGTTACGCTCAGTACGTAAAGGACTTGAGCGAAGGCACAGCTAAAGTCAACGCTGGGGCTATCTTTCCGCACGACGTGATCAAGAACTTGATTGATCGATACGCCAGCAGTATTGATGAAGTTGAGCGTCACTTTACTATTGAGCAGTGGAATCGTTTACCAAATTACATTGGGGATAACTCAGTGTTACCTATGGTAGATGTCAGTGGTTCAATGAGCGGAGTTAGCGTTTCACCATCGACAACTGCTCTGCATGTGGCCGTTAGTTTGGGTCTTTATGCCTCGGACAAGAACAAAGGAGAGTTTAAGGATTTAATTTTGACGTTCTCGTCAAATCCTTCTCTCATGCGCCTTACGGGAAACATTGCCCAAAAAGTAGAGCAGCTTAAAACTGCTCACTGGTCAATGAGCACTAATCTTGAAGCAGCGCTCAAGCTGGTCCTTCAAGTTGCTGTTGACGGCAATGTTCCGCAGGAGCACATGCCTAAATTCTTACTGATTTTGTCGGACATGCAGTTTAACGAAGCAGTTGCTTCAAGTGTTCGCCCCGGTAGTCCTTTCTTTTTGGAGGCTGGCGAGCCTAACTTGTCCGCGTTTGAACTGGCTAAGACACTTTATGCACAGGCTGGGTACACTATGCCCAAGATTGTGTTTTGGAACTTGGCCAGTCGTGATGCAAACGTTCCTGTGTCGTTTCGCGACCAGAACGTTGCACTTGTAAGTGGGTTCTCTCCAGCGATCTTAAAGGCTGTTCTCTCGGGTAACTTAGAGGACTTTACGCCTGAGTCAGTTATGATGACAACGGTGATGGACGAGCGCTACCGCTGGAGATAGTCTTTGCTAGGTAAGATTTTTTTCTTGCCTAGCACTTGGGTCGGAGCCCCGGAATTACTTTCATTTGTCAAGTGTAAGGGTTTGTGGTCGGCCAACCATGGCACGCCGTGAGCGCGACGGTACCGGACTCCTGAACCGGTTTGACAAAAGTTAGTAGTGAGTTCGATTCTCACCCGACCCACCAATTATTTTTAGGAGACTACATGGAAATACACAGCACCGAGTTATTCTCGTACACGCAGCCAGTTCGCACGGATATGACCGCAGATGAGATGATCGCTTACATTGCCCGCGTGTCCAACCCATCTAATCAAAACAACCACGCCACCGCAGTAAAGCTTCTGCGGTATTGTTATGATAATAGCCATTATTCGGTTTTTGAAATGGCTGACGCTACAGTAGAGATTTACACTACTCGCGACATAGGGCGTCAGATTATTCGACATCGTTCTTTCTGTTTTCAAGAATTTTCGCAGCGGTACGCCGATCCGACAAAGTCCCTTGGGTTTGAGTTGCGTGAGCCGCGTCTTCAGGACCACCGCAATCGTCAAAACTCTATAGAACTTGACCCTGATCGACACGACGCTGCATATATATCCGAGATGTGGAACGATCTTCAAAGAGAAGTAATTGCCACGTCTACAAAAGCATACAAGTGGGCAATTGACCACGGTATCGCACGAGAACAGGCTCGAGTACTTCTGCCTGAAGGTAACACAGTGACACGTATGTACATGAAAGGGTCTCTGCGGAGCTGGATTCACTACTGCGCGTTGCGTGGTGGAAACGGTACTCAGAAAGAGCACATGTTGGTTGCACGCAGCGCGTGGGACAGTGTCGTGTCAGCGTTTCCGACTATGGGTTTGTTGGGCATCGATCAGAAAGTTTAGTGTAGGTTGGGCCGGTAGCTCAATGGCAGAGCACGTCGCTCATAACGACTTGGTTACTGGTTCGAATCCAGTCCGGCCCACCAATAAGGAGGAAAGTATGATACATTTTATTCCGTATGTTAACAACTTTGAATTGCTTAAGAAAGCCTACAGTTCGTGCAGGCATTTTTTAGGTCAAGTAATTGTTATCGACAATCGAGACACACAAAGTAACGAACCGGATCCAGAGCTACTAGACTTTTCAACTGGCCATGGTGTATACACTCCGCCAGTACCGCTCACAACTGCACAAAGCATGAACTTGATGTGGCGAGTAGCTCAAGAAGCAGGGCTACCGTTTTTTACATGGCAGCACTCAGACGCATGGTACGAGCCTAAGACTCTTGACTTGCTGTATGACATCGCGCAGAGATCTCCTGAGGGCAAATGGGGCATCATTTACACGTACCACGATACTCTTGCTGCGTACAACACCTCAGCAATTACCGCAGTCGGTGGTTGGGATTATTTACGATTTCCGTGGTACTTCCTTGACAACGACATTAGTATTCGACTAGAGAAAAAAGAGTATGTGATGGTTCAGGCTGTTGT